GACCAGCATTGTCGATGCGCATCCGCTCTGTTGGCGTGGATGCGCCGTCAGCCGTGGTGCTGAACACAAGCCTGCCCGGCATGTCATTCGTGCCGGGGGTGCCGTCCACCTGAGCGTCGATCTGTGCGGCGCGAATGTACCCGGCCCCATCTGCACCAAAGAACTGAAACGTCCCCAACAGATCGCCACTGCTGACGATAGTGTTGGTCCCGATAGTGGCGGAACGAGACTTCGCAAAGAAGAGCTGAGCCCCGAAGCCGTCATTCGAGAACGCGCCGAACTGAGCCCCCAGCGCCCCCGCCGCGCTGACCTGAAGCGGGTTAGAACTGGTGAAGTGGTTCAGCTGAAGAGCGGTGGTCTGACCTACAAGAACGCGCCCGGAGCTGTCGATGCGCATGCGCTCCGTGGGCGTGGATGCGCCGTCAGCCGTCGTGCTGAACACAAGGCGGCCCGGCATATCGTTGGTACCGGGGGTGCCGTCTACGGCTGCGCCAATCGAGGCCGCCTGAACGTACTGTGTCCCGTCATCTGCGGAAAACACGAACAGGGCGACGCTGTCCCCAGACGAGACGATAGCGTTTCCAGTCGCCGTTGCGCTGCGGGTCTTGGCGAACTCAAGGCCCGGCGGGCTTGCGTCTGCGGAGTAGCGCAGCAGCAATGCAGAGGAGTTGTTGAAGCTGCTCCCAACAACCTGAAAGCCGTGAGACACACCTCGCACATTGATAAGGGAGGTTGCTCCCCTAACAATCGCGCCGTTCTGGTCAATCACAAACGGAGATGCGTCCGGGTTCGCGCTGTCCTCAACAACCAGCGCGTTGCCCGCGCCTGTTTGCGTGATGCGGACGGCATCTGTGGCGGTGTTGGCGACAACATTTAGGAGGGCGCTGGGGCTGGACGTGCCGATGCCCACGTTGCCCGCGCTCGTGATGCGCATGCGCTCTGTTGGCGTCGCCGCACCATCCGCCGTCGTGCTGAACACAAGGCGGCCCGGCATATCGTTCGTGCCGGGAACGCCATCAACGGCAGCGGTAATGATGGCACCAGCCAAGAAGGCTGTTCCATCGCTTCCGGCAAATAAAACACTACCGAGCGCATCACCATTTTGAACAACGCCCTGCGCACCGACTGTGGTAGAGCGAGACTTCAAAACCTGAATGTCGGAGCCAAACGCGTCGTTGGCGAAACGCCCGTTCTGGATGCCGTGAAGAGAGGTAGAGCTGATCTGCACATTGCCAGCATTACCGAAGATGCCAGTGTAGCTGGCTGTAGCGCCAACCAGCACCCGCCCATCCGCGTTTACCACAAACGGCGAGCTATCCGGGTTCGCGCTGTCCTCGACCACGAACGCATTGCCCGCGCCTGTCTGGGTGATGCGAACCAGATTGCCGGCGGTGGAGCCAGAAACAGTTAGCGACGTTCCGTCAGTGGTGATGCCGGCAGCACCATCAAAAGCGCCGGCGTTGTTGTACTGGATCTGTGTATTTGAGCCGCCCGGAGGCGTCGTCGGACCGGTTGGCCCAACGCTACCTGTCGGTCCGGTCGGGCCACCAAACGCACCCGTGGGGCCGGTAGGGCCGACCTGACCCTGCGGGCCGGTCGCGCCAAGCGTGCCGGTCGGGCCGGTCGGGCCAAGTGAGCCCTGCGGGCCAGTCGGACCAACGCTGCCCGTGACACCGGTGGGGCCAGTCGGGCCAGCGGAGCCCGTGGGGCCGGCAATCGTGGACATCGGGCCAGTGGGGCCGGTCGGACCCGTCGCGCCCGTAGCACCCGCGCCCGTGGGGCCGGTGGGGCCTGTGTTGCCGACAGCGCCAGTCGGGCCGATAGCCCCCGTGGGGCCGGTCGCGCCGGTCGGACCCAGAGATCCCGTGGGTCCGGTCGGGCCAGCCACGCCAGTCGGGCCAGTCGGGCCGGGGTTGAGGCCAGCAATCTGAGAAGCAGTGACGCGAACAGAGACGCCAGCCTGCACAGCCTCAAGCTGTTCCGTGCCGTTGAGAGACGTGGCTACCGGGAGGTTCGGGATCTGGGCGTTGCTCATGTCAGCGGACCCGTCTTTGGAACAGAGGTGTTGTCAGGCGGAAGGTTTGTCGGGCCATTCACATTCGGATCGGTTCCCGGCTCCTGATTAAGGCTGCCCGGGGCCGCTCCAGTCTGCTGAACGACACGAGTGTCGCCATCCTGCGTAATCCGAACATCGCCGCCGGGCACCGGAATGCCAGTCGGCAGGTTCGTGGTGTTCTGACCAGAAGTAACACGCCTGTCTTGTGAAGACAAAGTGAAGTCCTGCACACGAGGATTCGAGATCGGCACCGGATCGGCAGGTATAATTATAGCCCGAAGCTGCGGCTGTGGCTCATCATTACAGCTACTGCACACAAGAAGTCTTTTATTGATTATGCCAGAGCCGGCGTAGTCCATCTGCCATTGCAGATCGACATGGTTATACCGGAAACCGCAGCGGTCGCATATCGCGTGCGCTTGCGGGTTTCTGGCGCTGGTTCTGGCTCGTCCGGACTGGCTGGCGTAGCCCATTAGGCCCTCCAGTAACCAGAAAGCTGCGGGGAGATGTACTGCTGCGCCGTCTCGACGTTCTGGGCTGACGCGATCTGATACGCCTCGTCCGCCATCGGCTTCAGTATCTGAATCTTGTCGGGCGACCAGACCATCGCCAGACGCTGGGCGAGCCCGTAGGCGAAGGCCTCAAGCCAGAGGTACGGGATCTCGACCTGCTCGCCGTTCTGCAAGTTGCTGTCCTGTAGCCGGCGGACGCGATAGTATTTCAGCGTCTGCGCGCCGCTGGCGGCGTTCGGGACGGGCCAGATGGTGACGGTCGGGGAAAGCTGACGGTCGAACCAGAAGACGGTCGGAAAGCCTTCCTGATCCTTGTTGGGATAGCTCGAATACTCCGAGCGGGAGATCGGCAGGATGATGCGATCAATCCCATTGTTGGTCACATATGCGTCGAGCATCACCACCGTAGAGGGGTCAACCGGGTATGTGGCCTGACCATTCACCAAGGATGTCTGGACGAGATCCACGCACCAGAGGTTCACGCCTTGGTTCGACCAGCGCGACAGCATCAGATTTGCCGCCATACGCGCCGACTCCATGTGCTCCTGCAAGAGAGCCGTCGCGCGCACGCCGATGAGATTGTAGGCGTAGATGGTCAACTCACCGAGTGACGGGTTAAACGTGTAGGTGCCGCTCGTAGCCATCAAAGGCTCCCATCATTCTTGATAAGGATGCCCTCAACTTGGATGGAGCCGGGCGCAGGGTTTGACTGGCTTAGCTGCCATTGAATGTCCGTCTTCTCCACGTAGGGCCTCGGGACAATTCGCGTTGATGCATAAGCCTGCGTGAACGGCGCATTGAGAACCACCGTGTCAGTGGAAACGCCGTTCACCACGATTTCAGAGAATACGCGATAGGTGCAGAACTGCGAACCGTTGTTAGTCGTGAACGCCTGCGCCCGCGTCAGGAAAAAGGTGTAGCCCAGCGGCACCGTGTAAATGCTCGCCTGACTACGACCCGTCCCAGCATTGATCCGGGCATAGGTTGTTCCGCCGTTGGCGGCAGTGATGTTTCCGACACTCGTGCCGGAGACAATCTGCATGGCGTTGATACGGAAGAACGAAGACGTCCCGCTCGTCACCACGCCAGTGGTGCTCGCCGTGAAGGTCACCGTCGCCGTATTGATGGCGTAGGTGTCATCCAGCCCAAACACCCGCATGGTGAGGGTTTCCGGCTGGCTGCTGCTGAAGGTCATCGCCAGCGCGCTGGATGGATAGACGTATGCCGCGACGTCAGAAAGCTCCCACACCGCACGAAAGCCCGTAGGGCAGGCGGCGTTGTAGCCTTGAATGTTCACCAAGGCATGGTCCGTGATCTGTCCGCGCGCCACCTGAAGCTCGAACGGCTCGAACCTTCCAGACTGAGTGATCGACGGGCTAACCACGGCCATGGTGAATTATCCTCTAATCACGCGGGGCCGGCTTGGACTAGATCCGCCGTGACCGTCCCAGCGCCGGATGTCACGTTGATCGAAATCATGCGGCAGGGGACCGTGAAGGAACCCGCCGTGTTGGCGGACACGCCAGAAAACCCCGACGCGATGAACCACGTCGCCGTAGCGGCATCTTCCGGCGCATCCATCGAATACTCGATGTTGAAGGTCGCCGAGCCGGAGACCTTCGCGGCGATACCGACGTTGAAGGGCGCTTGAAAATGATCTGGGGCGACAATCGTGCTGCGACCTGCGCCCGTCTTTGAGATGGTGCCGATGTACATTTTACGAACCCTTCTTGCCTGCGCGGGCCGCAGCCACGTTGTCCACCAAGTTGGGGTACGGCCTGCCGGCCGCGCGAGCCCGGGCCTTCGCGGCCTTGACCTGCTGACGGCTCAAGTTCTTTTTCTTGGCGTCGGACGGAGCGTCTTTTTCCCAGAAAGGCTTGCTCATGTCAGCAGTCCCACTTTCTTAGCGCCTTGTTGATCCGGCTATTAGGATCAGCCGCAGCAGCAGCGCCAGTCAACTTGCGCTTCATGCCTGTCATTCTAGCACAAAACGACTTTTTGCGCGCTCCGCCTTCAGGCTGCGGTCGCTTAATATCATGACCCGCAGCACGCAGAGATGCGCGGCCCTTCTCATTAAGCCCACCAGAGGGCGACTGCCCTTCCTTGCGCGTCCAAGCAGGCGACTTCGCCATCGTACCCTCCATGCAAGTGCGGGGGCTCAATGGCCCCCGCTCCCATACTGAAACGTCAAGGGAGGAAAACGCTCAGTAATGGGAAGCCTTGCCGCGAGGCGTGCCGGAGGCCGCAGAAGAGAAGACGCCGCCGCCGCTCTTGCGCGCGGGACGCTCGCCCATCGACATGACCTTCTTGCTGGCCTTGCCGCCCTTCTTGAAGCCGTTGGTCTTCTCTTCAGCTTCCTTGATCGTGGAAGCCTTGCCCTTGTAAGCACCCATGGAAGCCTCCTATCAGGCAGTCAGGTCGCGAGCCTGAACGTAGTGGACAGTGATGACACCAACGCCAGAGCCGGTGTTGGTCGAGGTGACCTGAATCTTGCGATCCGTCGTGCCAACGTCGATCCAGTTGCCGGCGCGCGTGGCGTCGGTGCCCGGGGTCGCGGAGACAGGACCAATCGCAGCGCCGCTCACCGCGCCAGCGGCGGTTAGGAACGTGGCGGAGGCCGTCGTGCCAACGCCGAACGTCGTTGCAGCGCCGGTCCACGCAGTCGTCACCATCACGTCGATGGCAAGGATCTGGCTGCCGGCAGGAAGCACGATGCTGGTCGCGCCAGAGGCCTGCGTGACGGCGCTGGACTGCGCCATAACGACATAGCCGACGTTCGCAACGTCCTGACCGAGCGTGGTGCCGGTGGTGTTCTGGATATCACCAGCCCGAATAGGGCCAGAGAAGGTGGTCGTCGTCATTCAAACCTCCTGTGCGAGGATTCGCCGAACAGTCTGCACAGTGTCAGCCCGGTCTGTCTGGTCGGCTCATATCCGGGAAGCGAAAGGCGGGGCTTTCGCCCCGCCCATGCCCGATCAGGTGGGGAACGAACCCCAGATCGAGCGCCAATTGTAATAGCCAAAGCTATAACGTTCATAGCCCTTGACCAAGAGATTGTCCGTCACGAAATCAACCTGCATGTCCGTCTCGAAGCCGACGCGCTCCATGTAGGAGAGGCCGTCGATGTTGGTCAGCAGGAACCACGCGCGGGCCGACGTGAGGTAGTCGTTCACCATGTAGCCCTCGGGCAGGCCGCCCGAAGTCATCATGATGGCGTTCACGTCGTTGTCCGCCGTGCCCGGGCGAAGCTCGGTCTTGGTCAGGCGGATCGCCACCGGCTCAAGCTGCGGGGGCACCACGAGACGGCGACCGCGAGCAAACACCTTCAGGCCGGCCTGATCCTTGAAGTTCGTACGGACCGCGATCATCGCGTTCAGCAGCGTGGCTTCATTCAGATCAACGTCAGTCGTCGGGCGGTTCGCAACCGTGCCACCATCAATCGGGTGGTCGGTGGCGCACAGCGCCTTGCCGTCACCGCCAATCGCCGCATT